CTGGTCGAAAGGCCGGAGCAAAATCTCGCTTACAGCACCATGCCCGCTGACCGCGAGCATACCGATAGCATTTCGGATTACCTATCTTCCCAAGGATTCCAAGCCCTGGTGTTAGGATATGGATTGCGATCTGCCTTAATTTCATCAGATCTTTGAGTAAAAGTCTCAACTATTTGATCGATTGAGAGGTGTTGATCAGACACTTTATCCGAGGAAACTTGACTATCGGGACCCGAAGAGAAATCTCTCGCTTCGTCTCCGAGCTGTTGCTGTTTCCATTCTTCGAAGCTCATGATGTCACCATCTTCAACGTGTTTGTATAAAACATCAAGAAGTGTCTTTCCATTCGAAAGACGGGGATCACCATGATGCCTAAAAGTTGGAGTTACTTGCGTAGGTAGGTAGCCTACGTCCGATGAAAAGGGTTCGTCAAAACCCTCCAAATCGGGTTTGCCTGACTCGGCTAGACTTAATCGTGCCTTCAGAAGCACGAGGTCATAGTCCGCATAGTCCAGGTCTGGGTCCACAGTCTTTAAGGCTGGTTCGACCTCTTCAAGATACCATTGGTACCTCTCTGAGAGCGATTCACCATAAGAATCCTGCATCCATGGTCCTGGGACAGCAATTCCAGGTACGGGCTTTAGAAGCTCGTACACCTTCCTTTGCCGAGGCTGGAGGAAGAACTTGGCTTGATCACCAAGCTGAGCTATATAACTAAGAAAGTTATTATCTGAAGGCTCAGTATACCTGATAGCTTTTAGGAAATGGCCATCTTTGGTTATAATCCTTCCGGCAAATTCTGCAACTCTATCGGACGTGATGGTTTTAGAGAAGTTTATCTCTCCTCCTAACCGTCGAATCCATTCGTTGTAGTAAGGCGTCATTTCGGATCGCATGATGATATCATCACCAACGACCCTAAAACAGTCGACCCACTGTTGAACATCTTGTAGATGTCCATCTCTTTTGCACTCCGCACATGCTAGCATAGCACATGCATTGTTTGAAAGCGTGAGCAGACCAAAAGACGGTCCTGTTCCAAGAACGGAACCTTGCTTCCAGGAGACATTTCTGTCTTCGTCCTTAAAGTACCATTCGGATCTGCATACCTTGAGGTAATAAGACTCGAACTCAGAGTATCCCCGGACATTTGGAAATCCAAATACCGAGTCCACCAAGAGGAGACAGCGTTCGACTTCAAGCAAGTCGGAGGCTGAGGTCAAATCTGACCCGGCAAGCTC